CCTGCCGTGTACTGCGCGTAGATGCTTGAAGGTGAAGGATTGAGCATACCGTAAAGGCTATAAAGTCCTGCGGCGTTACTCAATCCACCGCCGAGAGCATTGGCCGCGCCTGTGTACCCAGAGGCGTTGTAGTAGGCGGCATTCTGAATGTCCTGCCCTTGCTGTGCGCCCGTGGTGAGATCAATGTTGCCTGTGTTCTGCGAAGCAGCCTGCCCTTCTTGCCCGAGTTGTCCTGTTGCAGTTTGTCCGGCCCCGGCAATCGAAGCATAGCGGTTGAAGAGATTGGATTGGTTCTGCTGGTACTGATTGTAGGACTGCTGGTATTGCGTCAGGGCGTTGTTATAAGCCTGCTGATAGTCAGTGGAGGCCAGTCCTTGCGAGTATTGATCCAGAGCCTTTGCCGTTCCACCGCTCAGCAATCCGCCTTGCGCTGCCGCCGAAGCATCAATGGCCTGCTCGCCTTGTCCTAATTCAAACTGATAACCGGGAGTTGCTGCCGCCTGCGCTGCGGTTGGGGCAGTGAATTGCTGTGTCCACGGCGCAAATGGGCCATTCGCACCCTGCGAAAGCATTCCGTAGAGAGAAGTAACCGCACCCTGACCAGCCTTCAGGAATGGCGCTTCGTTAGCCTGCTGGGTATTCCATTCCTGCTCTTGGAAGTTAAGAGCATTCTGGGCCTCTTGCGCTTGTAACTGCTGGGCGCTTTCAGCCGCGCCAGCCTGCTCATTCGCACCGTAAATCGACGCACCTGCTCCGAGTGCGCCCGCTGCAATGGTTCCTATGGCGACCGTTGACGTAAGTTTCTCCTTTTACAACAACTTACTGTATATTACGTCTGTAGCCTTGAAGCCTAACAACTTCATCAATCCCGAACGATCCCGATGAATCTTATGCGAGGTATAAAACTTCTGTGCACCCTTTGACTTCGCGTACTTGATAGCTTCCTGAAAAAGTCGGAGTCCTGCGTTACCTTTGCGAAACTCCGACCGGAGGAAATACTGGTCGCAAAACGCCATCAACCCAGCATCGGCATAATGCCCATTCACCATAATCGTCATCACGTACCAGCCAACAATCCTGCCTTCGAAGCGTGCAGTGATAACGTGCACAAACCCATTGGCAGCCATCTGGGCATACATCGCCTCGTTGCACCGTGCCCGGAATCGATCTTTATCGACGGCAACATCTTCCCAGAGAAAATGAAACAAAGGCCGCAGTTCAGGAAGAACGTCCAGCCAGCGTTCAGCTTGGAACTTCAATTCCGTGGTGTTTTTCGGTAACGATGGCGCACAAGTCGGCAACGGTTTTCACTTCTCCAATCTGCTCGTCTGGAATTTGAATGGCAAATATCTCCTGAATCTTCAGGCAGACATTCACAAACTCCAATGAGTCAAGTTCTGCGACCGGATAGTCGAGAGTAACTACCTTGTTTGTTTCTTCGAGGATGATGCCGCAAATCTGTTCTTCAACGTTCATGGTGCGGTCCCGCCTCCTAGATATTGCCAAACGCCGTCTTGTGCCCTGTAAACCCGCGACGTATCCGTTTCATAAAATGTCGATCCATCAGGGAATCCCGAAGCACTGGTTGCCGCTCTTTGTGCCTGCGTGCCCGTTTCCGATAACGGAACAATCGCACTCGTAGGAAGGTTTTGAAGAAAGTATCTCCATATCTTCGTCACCTTGCCATTGTTGTCCACCATCGGCGTATCGAACATCTTCGCCGGAACGGTGCCAACACGAACTTGCTGATTGACGGCCATTTATGTGATTTTCAGGATCTGACGGCTGATTCTCTCAGCACCCTTTTGGAATCCGGGCGTGGCAATAAGGTAAGAGTCAATAATTCGTACTGGAATTGGGTCGGTGCAAAGGAATTCGTAAACTCTATCGCGGGAACGGCCAAGCCTTCGCCAAATAACCCGCTTCGTGAAATCTCCTGCTTGCCCTGCATCTCTTGCATAAGAATTGCTCCAGTTATGTCCGCCATCGTCCGACCATCGCAGATAGACTTGTGGGCCTCTGGGATTGCCCTGGCCGTCGAGTAATGGCGGCTGTGGTCCAAGTCCCGTTTCCATGTCTACCTGAAGCTGCTGGTGATGAAGCCAAACTTGCTCTGAAGAAACATGCGGCGCTCTGCGGAGCCGTGCGATCGGATTCCCAAAGTCGGTCAGATAATTGATGGACATCGAATAAATGTTTCCGGAGGCCCAATCACCAACTAATCCTTGCCCAAAAGCGTAACAATAGCAACGGCTTCTGTGGGCAGTGAAGGGGCCAACTCCATAAGCTCTTTCGTGCCACAACTGCGTAGCTATGTCATAAACCCAGGTCGCGCCCGCTCCGCCATTCGCCGAAGGAAAATAAATCACCCAAAATGAATGCCCATCTTCCTGATAGGAATAAGACTCTGCATCACTGATCTTCGGATAAGACTTCCATGCGAGTTCGACTGCGTGAGTAGTGATGCGAGTCGGCGCATAACCGACAGCCCTGCATCCGACTCCCTGACCGCGCTTGTCTTTCCAAATCCAGAAGATGCTATTGTCCAGTTGCGAAACCGCGAAAGTCGCCGCACATCCCTGCTCAATAAACGACCCAGGAATTGGAAGAAACGGGAACAGAGGATTGCCTGAGTCGTAATAAACTTCGCTATGTTCTTGGCCCAAGAACCACGGCTCTCTGTGATCGACAATCATCGAAACCACGTTGTCTTGGTAGTCCTCGATTTGTGCGATGAATGAAGGGTCCCAAAGCGTTCCATTGAGAGAAGCTGAAATCTGGAACTTCTGCGAGTTTGCCAGCAGTGCGATGAAGTAAGAATCAGTGAATCCAATCTGAATCACCGATCCCTGCAGTGCCGCTCCTGTCGTAGTATCAATTTCCTGTAGCAGATTCGAGGTTAGATTGAAAAGGAAAAGCCGTCCCGCACTTGTCATCATCAACTGAGTCTGCGCGGCGTTATTATAAGCGAAGGTTGGAACTATTCCTTTAAGGCCTAACTGCCCTACTGCCTGCGGAGAAACTTGGCCCCTTTTCACCGCAGTACCATTCGGCAAAACTTCCCAGAACCATTGGTTTTCTAAGTCCTCCGCAATCGCAAACATCCGATTCGCCTGCGGAACGGAAATTTCAGCGCGAACCGTCACCATGCCCGGAAGATTGCAGAACTGCTGCAAGCCGGGAGTCGGATAGAGCATCATCGCCGACTTTCCCAGTTGGCTCTCGTCTACCTCGGGGTAGAGATTGAGGCATCTTTGGGCGTCAGCGTTGACCGACTGCGATTGATATGTGCCGAAGTTGGTAAATCCGAATCGAGACATATAACAGTTTAGTTTTTAGCGATTTATAAACTGGTCAGAACGCCAATCATATTGGCCACCTTGCGGATTGGTTAATGCCGCATCGCACTTGAGATACAGCAACGGCTGATTCAATGCCTTGATCTTGGCGACGGCAGAAGCCGCTAGGGGGGGCAAGGATTGAGGAATGGGTATATCGGGTGTCCACTCCGCTGCGAGCCTTATAGCGAGGCTGTAAACCACCGCTTCGATGTATCCTGGCGGGAAGCTCAACTTCGTATTCAGGTCTGGAAAGAAAGAAAGCGCATTCCAGCAATAGAGCGCCACATTGTTCACGATGCTTGGCACGCACCAGAAATTGAGAATCATGTTAGGAAACGCCAAATCGTTCCAGCATTCCAGGGGGATCGTGCTCTGGATGTTCTTTACCGGGATCGCTGCCCACTGATCCTTGTTGAGCATCAGAACCGGAATTTCTAACGGCTGCTGCGGATCGGCAAGATAGATCGTGCTTACCCCTTCAATCCTCGGAGGGCGAGGAATGTTGAACTGCGGGTACTGAGTCTGCACTCCCTGCCCTACCGCATAAGACTGCTGCCCCGGCGTAAAAGCTAAAGTGTTCCCTAGCACGTCCTGCGTCACGCGCTGGATGGTGTAGATCATTAGCCGCTCGGTCTGCCAAGCGTCGATCATGCCATTCAGCGCATTCAGGCCATCTTCCGCTTCTGCCGAGGACGGAGTTTCGCCCGAAGCAAGGTTATTGCTTAAGCGCAGTGCTCTCTTGATGATGTCCAGAGCACTGTTCTGGAGGCCCGGAGTGGCTACTACTGGCGGCGGTAACGGCATTAGACAGACTTCGTGAAATGCTCGAGCAGCAAATCCTGCTCTTTGATCTTGTTTTGCAGGGCAGCAATCACTGGATTATCCGCCTTCGCATCC